ACGATCTGTTCTACAAAGCTGGAATTCCGATGCAAGACATGCGGGTATGCCCGCCGTTCGGCGAGGAACCGCTTGGAGCTTTGCATAAGTACGCGATTTGTTTCCCCGAGCTGTGGCACAAGATGATTCTGCGTGTACCGGGTGCAGCCACAGCCGCCCGGTACGCTACCACCCAGCTGTATGGCTACGGCGCGGAACGGTTGCCCGAGGGAATCTCCGATTGGCGCGAATGGAGCTTGCGGCTGCTGGCGCTGTTCCCCGAGCCATACCGGTCAATGATCGCTCACAGCGTGAAGTGCATCATCGAGATGCACAAGAGCAAAACCAACCGGCCGATTCCCGATTCCGATCCTGATCCGTTGTCGGGCCTCAGCTGGCGGTTTATCGCCAATGTGGTGAAGCGCGGCGATCTCAAAGGCCGGCGCCGCGGCAAGCTCCAGGATTACGGTCTGCAAGCGCAAAAGCGGCTCGGTCTGAGCTTGGAGGAAACGATGGCGATGGAGGGCGGAGATGCCACGCGCTACTAAGAAGTCCAACGGTTCAGCAGTGACCGCGAGTCCGCGCTCGTTCGACCGGGAGCCAGTGAGCAACATCGAGTGGGTTCACCGTTCGCAATTGCATGCTAATGAATACAACCCCAACCACGTTGCTCCGCCGGAACGCGAGCTGCTCATTCTGTCGATCCTGGAGGACGGTTGGACACAGCCGATTGTCACGCTATCCGATGGCGAAATCGTGGATGGTTTCCATCGCTGGTTTCTGAGCGAAGATCCGCGCCTGATGGAGCGCTATTCCGGCTTTGTTCCAGTCACGCGCATTCACATCGATAAGGTTCATCAGAAGATGTCGACCGTACGGCACAACCGGGCGCGGGGTACTCACGCGATTGTGCCGATGGCGGATCTCGTCACGGGAATGCTGAAAGACGGATTGAAACCAGCGCAAATCATGCGCGGGCTAGGCATGGAGGACGAGGAAATCACGCGCCTGGCGACCGCGCAGGGTATGCCCGAACTGGCCAGCAAAGCGGATTTCTCGAACGCTTGGCAACCCGGCGAAAAGATCGAGGGGTTGTCCTGATGCTGGTGGGAATTGGAGAACTGGCGCGGCATCTGAAGCGCGATTCAGCAGCTGTTCATTATCACGTCAGGATGGGCCACATCACGCGGCGGCCGGATGGTCTCTTTGATCTCGACACTGCTGTGGCGGAATGGGAAGCCAATACGCAACACGAGCGCGGCCACAACAACCGCACGAACCTACTCGAAATGCAACCAGCGCCGGATTTACCGCTGGAAAACGAGCGGCCCGCCAAGAGTAGCGATTACGCGAAAGCTCGCGCTGCTGTCCAGATCTTCGAAGCGCGGCTCAAGAAGCTGCGTTACGAGGAGAAAGCCAAAAACCTTGTTTCGGCCCGTGATGTGGAAGATGCTGCATTCCGCGAGATGAGCTGCTTGCGCGAAGCCTTTATGAACATCCCAGCCAGGCTCGCCGCGCAGCTCGCCGCCGAGAGCGACCAGGCTCGTTGTTACGCAATCCTCGAAGCGGAAATCATTAGCATTTTCACCGATTACTCGGAAGGCCGGCTTGCATGATGGAAGGCATCGGCCGCGGCGCGGATGTTTATCAAGGAGCACGGCGCCGAGCCGCGCGGCCAGCTGCAAAACTCCTGGTGGCTCAGTGGGCGGATCAGAACCGTATTCTAACCACGCGATCCTCGCCTGAGCCAGGTCTGTGGCGCACCGATCGGACTCCGTTTCTGGCTGACATCATGAATTCGCTCAGCGAGTCATCGCCATGCGAGCGCGTGGTGTTCATGAAGGGCTCGCAGATCGGCGCAACCGAGTGCGGCAACAACTGGATCGGCTATGTGATTCATCTCGCGCCGGGCCCAATGATGGTGGTTCAGCCGACCGAAATGATGGCCAAGCGCAACTCAAAGCAGCGTATTGGCCCGCTGATACTGGATTCTCCCGTTCTGAGCAAGCTGGTCAGACCGAGCCGGGCCCGGGATAGTGGCAACACCATCCTGGCAAAGGAATTCACGGGCGGAATTCTGGTCATGGTGGGCGCGAACAGCGCGAAGCAGCTGCGTTCGATGGCTGCGAAGTATCTGTTCCTCGACGAAGTTGATGCCTATCCCGATAACGTCGACCGCGAGGGCGAACCCTGCGACCTGGCTATCGCGCGTACCACTAATTTCCGCCGCAAGAAGATCTTCATCACATCGACGCCGACGATTGAAGGTCGAAGCCGTATCGCGCAGTTCTTCTCCAGTTCCGATCAGTGTTACTACTTTGTCCCGTGTCCGCGTTGCGACCGGATGATTGTTCTGCTGCCTGAGCAGCTGAGGTGGTCGACCACTCAGCGGCATCAAGCAGCATATTTATGTCAAGAATGCGGCGAGGAGATCTTCGACCACGAGAAGAATCAAATGCTACCTCGTGGCGAGTGGCGTCCGACCGCGCCAGGCGACGGCGGCATCACCCGCGGCTATCACCTGTCCAGCTATTACTCGCCGGTAGGCTGGCTCAGCTGGAACCAGATCCTACGCCAGCGCGATAAAGCCACCGGAAGCGCTGAGAAGCTCCAAACGTTCTACAACACTGTCCTTGGCCTCACCTGGATGGACCAGGGCGAAGCGCCGGATGCGGATCGACTGTTCGAACGCCGCGAAACCTACGTGATCGGAGAGGTCCCCGATGGGGGTCTGGTGCTCACGGCCGGCGCCGACATCCAGATGAACCGGATTGAGGTCGAAATCGTTGCCTGGGGTCCGCGCAAGATTTCCTGGAGCGTCGATTACCGGGTGCTCGAGGGCAACACCAACCAGCCCGAGGTTTGGGCAAAGCTGGCCGAGCTGATGGACGAGGATATCCCCACAGCCAGCGGAGCCAGTCTGCGGATCGCCAAGCTCGCCGTGGACACCGGGTTCAATACCTCCGTGGTATATGACTGGTGCCGTAAGATGCTGCCGCAGCGCGTGATGGCCATCAAAGGTATGCACGTCGCCGCGCTGATCGGTTCACCGTCCATGATCGAGGTCGGGCCCACAGGCCGCTTGATAAAGGGAGGCCTGCGACTCTGGCCGGTGAACACCGCGATCGCCAAGGAAGAGCTGTACCGCTACCTGCGCTTGTCCATGCCCGATCTGGGAGTGGGCGAGAACTGGCCGACCGGCTTCTGCCACTTTCCCGGCTACTCGAAGGAGTATTTCGAGCAGCTGACTGCCGAGCAGTTGATGACCCGTAAGGTTGCGGGGCGGACCACGACCAGGTGGGAAAAGATCCGCGACCGGAACGAAGCTTTGGATTGCCGGGTTTACGCTCGCGCGGCCGCGGCGAGCCTCCGTCTGGAAACCTGGACCGAAGATCAATGGGAGCAGCAGCAACAAGCGATCCGCAAATCAGTGGAGCGGTCCGCGCTCAAACCCGAGCGGCGGGAATTGAGTCCCATGCCGCCGTTCCGGCCAATCGGTTCGGCGCCGGATTCGTTTTTGGAGTGACACATGGCGAATGGACAACTACCAGCAACGCCCGCCGATGCGCTCGCGCAAGCACGCTATCAACTGTACCTTCTGATGGCTGGACTCCAGCCCCAAGCTATCGAAACGCCGCAGCTCGGCCGCACTGAGTTCCGCGCTACGACGGCAGCCGATACGCAAAGGCTGATCGATTACCTGGAAGGATTGGTCGCTAACGGTAACACTTGGCCCGATGCTTCCAATCCAGGCAGCGGCAGCATGGCAATGGGCAACACAACCGGCCGCAAGCCGTTCAGCATCTTCGGGTGGCCATGACACCGAAACTGCCGCTTTCTGCTGCTCAGCTCGCCGCGGCGCTGAAGAGGCGCAAGCCCTCGCTTATGTCCAGGATCTTCGGCCGCAAGAATGGCGAAATGCGCGCGATGTTCCCGCCAGGCCCCGATGGAACCGGAGCGACGAGCAACTATCCATACTGGCGTTTTGACACTCCATACGCCGGCGCTTCGTGGATTCGCAAACAGCTGAGTAACTGGCTTCCCATGCGCGCCGCGGCCGATGCCGAGCTGCTGTGGGACATGCAGATGTTGGTTGCGCGGGCCCGGGATCTGGACCGTAACAACGGAGTCGCATCGGGCGCTTTCCAGACCGTTCAGGACAACGTAATCGGCATCGGGTTGCGTCTCGCTCCATTTCCCGATTACCGGGCTTTGGGCAAGGATGCTGAGTGGGGCCAGGATTGGAGCCGACAGGTTGTGAGTCTTTGGCGTACGTGGTCCGAAACGCCGATGTGCGATGCAGCCAACAAAATGACGTTCGCTTCGCTCACGCAACTGGTGTTCCGTTCGGTACTGCAAAACGGTGAAGCCCTAGCTCTCCCGCTCTGGCTGGATCGACCGAACGCCAAATTCAGAACCTGTCTCCAATTGGTGGATGTCGACCGGCTTTCGAATCCCGGCAACATGACCCCGACGTTGTGCATGCGCGGCGGCGTGGAGCTGGATGAATACGGGAAACCGCTCGCGTACCACATCCGCAAGATCAGCACATGGCCGGCAATGTTCTTCCCAGCA